GAAGGCTGAAAACAAGTTAACAGAAATAAAAGCTAATACTAAATTGAAGCAGCAACAGATCGCTGGAGAAGTATCGTGGGAGGCCTCAGCCGTTGACCAGATGAAAGGCAGCTGGAAAGACGAATTTGTTTTGCTTGCCCTGATGATTCCCGCAATTTTAGTCTTCATTCCTGGAATGACGGAACACGTGGAACGAGGCTTTGAGGCACTCCATAAACTGCCGGAATATTATAAACATCTCTTATATTTAAGCTGTAGCGTCAGCATGGGCGTGAGAATGGCTCCGGGTGTTAAAGGATTATTTAAGAAAAAGTGATAACACCGGAAAGATTAACCGCATGGAGAATATTTCCACGTCTATTAATTACTTTATACGGAGTAGCTTTTTGGAGAACAACGGAATGGTTCATGCAACTACCTGAGCCAACGAACGCACAATCTGCATTTGTTTCGGTCATTGTGGGAGCGGGAGCCGCGTGGTTTGGCCTCTATGTAGGAGGTACCAGACAAGCGAAAGCAAAATCTGAAGAGAAGGAATAGATGGATGTTGTAGAATTCATTGAAGAGTTAAATAAGATAATACGAACAAAAAGACAGGATATTTCTGACATTCTCTTGACAGGGGGTGTTGAAGATTATACTAATTATCAGAATCTTGTGGGACAATTAAAATCCCTTGATCACATAGAACAAGAAGTCAAAGACCTCTTGCAAAAAAGGAAAATGCATGAAAGTGACTAAAGAAACTGAAATACCTAATCAGGTATTAAATTTTGATAAAATTAAATCACAAGAAACAAAAGTAATTGATCCTAATAATTTACCAGCAAATTTAGTAGATCGTCTTCCTCAACCGACAGGATGGCGTATCTTAGTTTTACCATATCAAGGAACGGGAAAAACTAAAGGTGGCGTCTTATTGGCTGATGAAACGGTAGAAATGCATCAAGTAGCAACCGTATGCGGATATGTCCTGCGTATGGGACCCGATGCATATAAGGATAAAGACAAGTTTTCAGAAGGACCATGGTGTAAGGAAAAAGATTGGGTTATATTTGGAAGATATGCCGGATCTCGTCTCAAAATAGAGGGGGGAGAAATTCGCCTTCTCAACGATGATGAAATTTTAGCGACAATCAGTAATCCTGAAGATATACTGCATTTATTTTAACATGGAGGAACCATGCCTGAAGAGCAAACAAAAGATATACAGCAATCGGAACCTGTCGTTGATATTCCAACAGAAGGTGATCCTGTTGATGTTGAACTGAAGGACGATTCAAGTCCTAAAGAACAGCCGGCAGAACAAAAACCTGAAGTTGAAGTCAAGGTAGATTCTGACAAGGAAGAACTCGACGAATACAGTAAAAACGTTAAGACCAGAATTAACCAGCTTACTGGCAAGCTTCGTGAAACAGAACGTCGGGAAAATGCCTCTTTTGACTACGCAAAGCGCGTAGCGGAGGAAAATAAAAGATTAAAAGGACGCTTGAACACTCTCGATAGCAGCTACATTGACGAGTATAAAGCTAGAACGGAAGCGCAAACAGTAGGAGCCAAGGCTGAATTGCAGAAAGCCATTGAAGCTGGCGATGTTGATGCCCAAGTCAACGCCCAGGAGTCATTATCGAAATTAGCTGTTGACAACCAGCGAGTTTTAGCTACAACTCAAGCTAAGGAACAAAAAATTAAAGGAGAGCAGGAGCAGGTTCAACAACCTACTTTTACTCCCCCTAAAAAACCTGATCCGAAGGCGGAAGCCTGGGCAGAGAAGAATTCTTGGTTCGGCACTGATGAGGCGATGACCTACGCCAGTTTTGGCCTTCATCGTAAATTAGTGGAAAAAGAAGGATTTGACGCCAACTCAGATGAATACTATACTGAGATTGATAAAAGGATCAGACAAGAGTTTCCCCATAAATTTGATGGGGGTAACGGAGCTACTAAACCCGTCCAATCTGTAGCATCCGCCGGTCGGTCGACGACCACGAAAACATCCGGACGCAAAACAGTTAGACTATCTCCAAGCCAAGTCCACATCGCCAAGAGACTCGGAGTACCCTTGGAGGAATATGCTAAATACGTGAAGGAGTAAGCATGGAAAATAAAAAATCTAAAAAAACCTCACGCTCTGAGAACTCTCGTGAAAAACAAAAGAGAACTCAACCTTGGCGCCCGCCATCAAGCTTAGACGCACCTGAAGCTCCCGAAGGGTTTCAACATCGATGGATTAGATCGGAAACACTAGGTGTCGACGACAAAAAGAACATGGCTGGAAGACTTCGTGAAGGATTCGAGCTTGTTCGTGCCGACGAATACCCGGAATTTCCATCTCCAACGATTGAAAACGGGAAACATGCAGGTGTCATAGGAGTTGGTGGATTGCTGCTTGCTCGTATACCGAATGAGATTGTTAAAGAGCGGGAAGATTACTTTAAAAGCCAGACTAAGGCTCAAGAAGATTCCGTCGATAATAACTTGTTCAAGGAGCAGCATCGAAGTATGCCGATTTCTGTCGATAGACAAAGTCGTGTTACTTTTGGTGGTGGTAGAGGTTCCGATAAATAAGTTATCTTAGCTCCTATCACTTAAACAACTAACTGGTTTTAGGAGGACTTAACCATGGCAAATAAAGACGCGCCATTTGGTTTTCGCCCAACAAAAATGCTAGGTGGGGCTCCCTTTAATGGTGGCCAAACCGAATATGGTATCGCTAGTACATATAATACAAATATATTCTCTGGTGATGCTGTCGAGTTGCATACTGATGGTACTGTTACCATCGCTGCGGCTGGACAGACAAACATATTAGGCGTTTTCAACGGATGTTTCTACACAGATTCAACGGGCAAAGCTAATTGGTCAAAATACTGGCCTGCATCGACTACTTCGACTGATGCGGTCGCTTTTGTCGTAGATGATCCTAATGTTTTGTTTGAAGCACAAGAAGATAGTACCGATATTGGCGCCTCATGGCCTGCTAATAGAGGATCAAATGCTAACTTCGTTTCAACGCACGCTGGCAGTACCAAGACAGGTCGTTCCAAACAGGAACTAGATTCTGACACTATTACTGCGTCTACGGCGAACTTTAGAATTGTCGAATTGTCCAAAGACCCTGATAACAGTGACACAGCAAGTGCTAATGGTAATTTCCTCGTTAGAGTTAACGAAGGACTTTATTACGATAACGCTGCTGGAATATAGGAGGCTAAATAATGGCTATATCACGTTCGCAACTCGTTAAAGAGCTCGAACCTGGATTGAATGCATTGTTCGGTCTCGAATATGCACGGTATGATCAGGAATGGAAGGGAATCTTCGATTCAGAAAGTTCTGATAGAGCTTTCGAAGAAGAAGTTGAACTTTCAGGCTTTGGAAACGCACCAGTGAAAGCTGAGGGAGCGGGCATCCAATACGATGACGCAACTGAAGCCCACACTAGTCGCTACGCTCACGAAACAATCGCTTTAGCTTTTGCGATTACTGAGGAAGCTGTAGAGGATAACCTTTACGACAGACTCAGCTCTCGCTACACTAAAGCATTGGCACGTTCAATGGCTAACGCTAAGGAAATTAAGGGTGCAAATGTTCTTAACAGAGCATTCAACTCTTCTTATACTGGCGGTGACGGTCTCGAATTATGTTCTACTGCTCACTTAACTGTAAGTGGTGGTAACTATAAAAACGAACTGTCAACAGCAGCTGATTTGAACGAAACATCATTAGAACAAGCATTGATTGACATTGCTGGTCTAATTGACAATCGTGGGTTAAAAATAGCGGTGAAAGCGTCAAAAATGATTATCCCAGTCAATCTTCAATTTGTTGCAGAAAGACTTATGAAAACTGAGCAAAGAGTAGGCACAGCAGATAATGACATTAACGCGATAAGATCTTCAGGAATGGTTTCCGGAGGTTACGAAGTTAATCATTATCTAACTGATACCGATGCTTGGTTTCTTAAAACTGACGCACCGAATGGTCTAAAGCATTTTAATCGTACACCGATTAAAACTGCGATGGAAGGTGACTTTGATACTGGTAACGTTAGATACAAAGCAAGGGAAAGATACAGCTTCGGCTGGTCTGATCCTCGCGGTATCTTTGGTTCACCAGGAGCTTAATTCATATTCATGGGGCGTCTTGTACGCCCCATGATACAACTAGGAGTAACCAATTGTGCCGACTGTCCTAGCAGACGATCGTAGAAGCGACGGTATGATTTAACTACGAGGAATTTAAAATGGCTAAAACAAGCTTTACTGGTCCCGTTAGATCAAAAGAGGGTTTTAAAATCTACAACATAACTGATTCTACAGGTGTGGATGCAGATAGAACCGTTCATGATTCAGGGATCAAAGACACAAGAAGATACTACTTAGAGGAGTATTTTAACCATCTACCAGGTGTTAATGGAGACTTGGCTTCAACTACTGAAGCTACGAACACACCTGTAAACAGGTCCTTTGAAATATTGGGAACTAATCATACATCGGCTCTGGCTACTTATAGTGCTACCGTTGCAGGTATGACCATAACAACAGCGACCACAGATCAAGACCGAATGATTGTAGCACCACACTTGGACACCAAGCAAGGAGCTTGGTCTGGGACAAAGTGGGGTACTGAAAATCAAGTTCACTGGGAAGCAGGAATTAGAACAAGTGCTGCAATTGACAACCAAAAAATCTGGGCGGGATTGAAACTGACGAATGATCAGCTTCCACAAACGGATGCGAATCAGGCCTATTTCTATTTTGCGACTGATGAAACTAATGGACAGGTGTTGTCAACTTACACACCGTTATATTTCATTTATTCCATCGCGGGCGCTGATTACCTGACTAATACAGGTATCACAGTGGCGGCAAGCACAAACTATCATTTGAAAATTGTGTTTGATAGCGACAGAAAAATGTCTATCTTTGTAAATGGAAGACCATATGGTTTAGCTACTACTGCTACAACCACATTTGATGGAACAACTTCAGTTACTGGCACAACCCAGGCGACTATTGATAATAATATTCAAAAGTCAACGGCTATGACCAACGACATTGATTTGATTCCTTACATTGGAATTGAAGCAGGCGATGGTGCGGCGGCGGCTTTGGATGTTCAATACGAAGCAATAAGTAGATTGATCTTCGAATAAAATAAACTTTAATGGAGCGGGGACGAAAGTCCCCTCTCTCCAATAGGAGGAAAAAATGGCAGATGCCGTAACAAGTCAAACTTTATCTGATGGCGATAGAATCGCTGTCATG